TCACAGCCTGACGGGAGAGGTGCGTCCGCAGCACGGCCGACGGGCGCCAAAACGATCAACAAGGCCGTTTCCAGGCATCCGGAACGTCTCCATCTCACGATCAGGCGCGTTTCGCAGAGGTCTCCCGAGAGCGCGGACAGCACGGGCCCGAGCAGGGTCAGCGCGCGGCTGGCGCCCTGCGCCCCGGAGACGATGCGCTGAAACGCACGGTCGCCCCCCTCGCCGAGCCTATCGAGTTCAGATCTCGCCTGCTGCGCGCCGTCCACCGACAGCCGCAGCAGGAAGCGACGCACCGCGTCAGCCATCGCGCCGCTCCTTCGCCCGCTTCACCTGCGCCTCTGCGATCCCGTCTGCGATCGCGGCCAGCAACTCGGCCGCTACCTCAGGCGCGGCTCCGAGCGCCTGTGCGACCGCCAAAGCGGCGGCCATGTCGATCCGCACTCCTGCCATGTCCGCCGTCAGGCAGGCGAGCGCCGCGCGCCAGGACGCCGTGCCATCGACCGTTTCCGGGGCGTGCTCGACGTAGGGACAGCTCAGGCCGCACTCGCGTCCGAGATTGACGCAGCCTCGGCAGTATTCTGGCCCGCCGCCACCGTGCCATGCGGCGCGGGCCCTGAGGCGTTTCCCTCGGCTTCGACCACCCGCAGCGGAGCCATGACAGCGTCGAAGAAGGCGAAGGCCATCTCCTCATGACTCAGGAGGACCTCGATCGCTTCCGGCGCGGCGGGCACCATCGCGCCCTCTTCGTCCACCACGCCCTCCCAGGCGCGGATGCACTCGCGTCCGAGCGCCTGGATGGTGAGCATGAGCGCCACGCCACGACGCAGGTTCTCCTGCTCTGGCAGCTCTTCTTTGCCGAGCAGTTCGAGCGCGCGCCGCCGGGCCGACGCCTGCGCTGCCGCGACGACGACCGTGGTCAGCGGCGCGACGCGCAGCCGCACGCCGTGCGGGAGCTCGACCCACCGCTCCTTCTGCTTGAGCCGGAACATCAGGCGTAACTCGACACGGCGTTGCGGAGCGTCACGGTCATCATGCGACCGGCAGCCGTGTCAAAGGCACAGCGGAAGTCGAAGGCAGCTTCGATGCCCTGCGGGCCCTGGATCGGCGTCTTGGCAAGCGCAAGATACGTCCGGTGCAGGGTCACGGTCAGACGGCGCTCTGCACTCATCCGATACTCGAACTCAAGAGAGATCGGCGTGTTGTTGGCGGCATCCTCGATCAACACCGTATTCTCGAAGCGGCTCGTCACCTGCCCGGTCGCACGCGACAGCCCAGGATCGGCACCCTCGATCTTGAAGTCGTCGCGGATGGTGCGGACGATCTCGACGCCGTTCGAGAAGTTCAGCTGGCCGCCGGTGATTTGCGCGAGTGCGGTGTTGTTGCGGCGGATCACACCCTGCGCCTTGTTGAAGGCGACGTAGTCGCGGGTGGTCGGCGTGCCGGCGGAGGATGTGTTCGAGCGGGTCGCGCTCTGCGCGATCAGCCCGAAGGTGGCGGTGGCAGGTCCAGACGGCGAGAAGTCGATCTGCCAGGTATCCGCGCGTACGCCAGATGAGACGGCGTAGTTGGGCACGTCCGGCATGGCCTGCTCGATGCTGTTCGACGGCAGCGAAGAGCCGCCAGAGACGAAGACGTGCTGGAAGTCGGGCGCGGTGCCGGTGGTGGTCGGCGGCCCGAGCAGCAGCCGCAACCAGTCGCCGATGAATTCGAGATCGACCGGCACTTCGGCCCGACCCTGGACGGTGACGATGTCGCGGAAAGGCGGAGCGACGTCGCGATTGGGCGCGAGACCGATCACGTCCGCGTCGATGAAGGGCTGCTCAGCGCCGAGGTCGAACGAAAGGATCGGCATCAGCCGCCAATTGCCGCCCGGCGGCGTGCCGTAAGTAGCCTCGACCGCCATGTGGATCTTGCTGTTCGCGCCAATGGCACGGGGCATGGGAACCTCCGAAGATCAGGAGAGCGGGGTCTCGCTGGTGGTGAACCAGAGCGAGACCGGCACGGAAGCGGCGCGCACGGCTGCGGCGCCGTCGAAGTCGAGGTCGTCGAAGGAGGGGCTCTCGGGCTGCGCCCATTCGACCCTACCTCCGAGCGTGCGGTCTGCGGCGACCGCAGCGGCGACGTCCATGAGCAGCACGTCGAGCGCGGCTGCGCGCGCTTCGGGTGTGGAGCCGGGCGCCGCGACCACGACCTCGGCCACATGCCGCACCTGCCAGCGCAGCGGCGAGAGGATCGCGGTCTCCTCGGCCGTCTCGCCGTCCTGGACCACGACCAGCCCGCCCGACGGGAGCCGCTGCGGCACGGTCTCGCCGCGCAGCACCTGGGGCGGGGGCGAGCGCGAGGCGAGCGCGGTCGCGATGGTGGCGTGCAGCGCGGCGATCGCCGCTTCGCGGATGCTCACAGCCATCCGAGGATCTCCGCAGCCCAGCGCCCGAGCACATGGATGACGGCAAGCGCGAGCAAGGCGACCAGCCAGCTGAGCACGACGCCGATCAGCAGCAGCGCCAGGCACCGCCGTGGCGAGAGCTTCTCTGTCACGAGGTGATTGCCTCCCATTCGCGCACGACCGCGGCGGGCAGGCGCGCGAGAGCCCGTTGGCCGGCGCCGCACACGTCCAGCCGCTTGGCGAGCTGCACCTGCGGGATGAGCAGGAACATCGGCACGAAACCTTGCGCGAGCAGAGCCTGTTGCCAAGCGGCCGCACCCTTCCGCCGCCCTGTTGCCACTGTCACCAGCCCGCCAGCGATCAGCGGCGCGCGCCTTCGCCCAACGCTCTCGCCCTGGCGGACCGGCAGGCACCAGACGAAGCCTCGCCCTGACCGGAACGGCCGCAGGAAGGCCTGGCGGCTCGCCACCATCTGCTGCGGCGTGACGCGCAGACCCAGATTGCCTCGCCCGCGCCGCCCGCGGGCAGCATTGAACCCGGTAGGGATCGCGAGGAACCGCGCGCCCCGGGCACGGATCGTCGCGCCGTGCTCGAAGGCGTGGATGATGGTGGGCACCTTCGTCCAGACGGTGCCGGCCGCGCGCAGGCTCTCGCCCGATTGAGGGAACACGCGCGACCGCCAGGCATTCGCGATGTTGCGGCTGCGATCTCCGAACGCAGACTTCGCCTGCTGGCGGAGCTCGGCCTTCAGCCGCTCGGTCGCGGCCCGCACCGCGCGTGTGACGGCACGCTCGCCGGCGCGCAGTTCCTCTTGCAGGATCTTGGTCAGGCTCGTGCCGATGGATGCAGCGATCTTCATCAGCGGACGTTGCGCAGCGCGTTGGAAAGGTCGCGCACGGCATCCCGGACGTCGTGCATGGCCTGCAATGTCTCACGCTGCAGCGCCATGATCTGATCGTCTTTCTTCTGCAACCGCTCTTCCATGCGGTAATGCCATCGCAGCAGCAGGCCGATGAAGAAGAAGCAGACCAGTACGACGGCTGGGCTGCTTTCAATCAGCCTGGTGAGCAGGGCGATGTCGCTCTCGTTCATGTCCCGCAGGCGCCTCGGATGCGTGCGCGCAGCTCGCCGTAGTCGTCGATCATGCGTGCGAGCACGGAGTCAGGCGGCAGGACAGCCAGCTCGTCGGCAGCGCGCCGCTGGACCTCGGGCGGATGGGGCACCAGCGCCCGGCACAGCAGTCCGTCAGAACTGGCCGTCCCGCAGCCGGCGAGCAGCACCGTCAGCGCGATAGCGAGCTGCTTCCGCATCGGCCTTCTCCTGCGTATCGATGCGCTGCTTCAGCGCGGAGCGCTCGGCGTCGCGCACGGCGTCACGCCGGCCTTTCGGATAGACCGCGCCCACAGCCACGACGGCAGCAGCGAGCGCCGAGAGCTCGCGCCAGAACCGGCCCAGCAGGGCGCTGATCATCGGGCAACACGCTGCTGCCGGAGCCAGCGCTGCCAGATCAACCAGGCGGCGACCGCGACCACCGCGCACGCCACGGTCCAGGGCCCGAGTGCGCGGAGAACGGTGGCGATCCCCTCGACGTGCGGTGCGACCTGCGTCGCAATCTCGAGCACGGCCGTGGTGCCAACCGCCACTGCTGCTGTCCCGGCAGCAGCCTTCGCCGTGCCGCTATGCGCGAGACCCGGCTGCACCAGCCCTGCCATGCGCAGCCCCTCGGTGAGAGTAGTGTCGTCGTAGGGCTGGACGCCAAGCTCGACAGCGATGATCGCCTCGACCAGCGCCCGCATGGTTGCCGGGTCATGCACGTCGATCGCCACGTCGCGCCCCACACCCATCCGCCGGGCCACCGCGGTAACGTAGGCGTCGGTCTTGTTCTCGTTGGACGGGGCGTAGCGGCCGATGATCGCGCTCAGCGTCCGCAGCCCGTGCCGGTCCTGGTAGGCCTGGAGAAGCACGGCCAGCGCGCGGATGCCGTGCTCGTGGCTGACGAAGCGGCAGAACCGCCCGTCCGAGGGTGGATCATCGAGCCCCAGCCATTTGTTGGACGGGTTGTGCTCGATGTTGCCGGGATTGCGGTTGCGCCAGCCGCGGCTGGCTCGTGGATCGATGCGGCTCATGACTCTCTCCGGCAGAACACGCGCCACGCCACGCCGATCGCATCGCGCTCGGCGTGGGTGACGATCAGAACGTCAGGACCGATGGCGAAGGTGTCGGCGGCGGCGAGGTCCGGGACGTCCGCCACCGCGACGGTGAGCACGTCGGTGGCCTGGATCACGGCCGTATCGAAGGCGGTCGCCACCCGATCGGGCGACGACCGCACCACGCGCACAGCGGCGGGCGGTTCCGCACCACCCGCCCGCCATTCCGCATCCACCGCCATATGCGGATCGGCGAGAAGGTCGCCGAGCGCCGCAGCGAAGACGTCCACCTCAGTTCGAGGAGAAGACCCGCACGGCGAGCCGCGGCCGCTTGTTGACCGGCAGGATCGAGGCCTCGGTCTTCACCTCGATCGCGGAGCCGTCCGGACGCGCGATCTGCCGTGCATAGATCGGCAGGCCGACGGTGTTCACCGTCTCGATCAGGTTCGCCGGCGCGCCATAGGTGACAAAAGTATCAAGCGTGCCGAGTGGGAAGGCGATGCCCTCGCCCGCCGGCACCAGCTTCTCGGTCGCGCCCGTGGAGAGTGTGACGGTCGCGTTGTACTCCTCGAACACCACGCCGGCGAAGGGGAAGCGCCGGCGCGTGTCCTCGCGCAGCGGCTGGGCTCCCGTCGAGGCGTAGTACTTGTAGGCCTCCTCCACCTTGGCGTGGCCAATGAGCTTGTCGAAGAACTCGGGGCTGACCAGCGCATGCACCCCGGTCATGGTCTCGCCCTTCAGCTCCTCCTCGACCAGGCGCAGCAGGGTCCGCACCTTCGCCTGGACGTTCGTCGTCGCGGTGCCGAGGACGAAATCCACACTGAGCTGGGTCAGGCCGAACTCGGTGAAGTAGTTGTAGAGCGTCGCCCCGGCGCCGTCCTTCACCACGCCGCGGAGCGCGTTGATCTCCATGTATTCGCGCGTCTGCGCGTGCTTGACGCGCATGCGGGTGAGTTTCCGCTCCATGACGGTGGCGAGCGGGTCGGCCGCGTCAGCCACACCGAAGCCGCGCACGCCCTGGATGTCCTGGGGCGTGATGACGTCGTCGTGCGGGATCCAGGGCACGGTGAAGGAGCGCATAGAGCGGAGGTCGCGATTGGCGACCGTGGCGGGTCCGCCAAGCGGCACGGTGGGCAGCAGGTTGAGCACCCCCTCGGCCTGCTCGATGATCACCGAGCGCTGGGTGACGCCCTCGAAGCGAAACAGGCCGATCTGCCCGAGGCGGGTGTAGACGTTGGGCAGGATGTTGATGGCCTGGGTCA